TGCTTCTGCTAACACCAACTTGTATATGGCTACGGCTAGTAACAGAATTTATGGCACTGACGGGCAAACCGTTAAGCACACAACCGATTGGGTAACTTTCACCACGGTAACTAGCACCAATGCTTCAAACCTTTACAGCATCACCTCTGATGGTTACAACGTGTACTTCTCTTACGCTGACGGTGACATAGATCAAACCAACGCTGGAACTTCTGCCGCATCTAACTACATCACCGGTATTGAGGCTGGCGTGTTGGCTTATGTCCGTGGACGTTTGATGGTTGCTGGTCAAGGTACAGATAAGCAAAAGATTTGGAACATCACCACAGCACCAGGTTCTTCAGCAAACAACCCGACAGCATTGTTTACTCACCCGAATACCGAGTTCAACTGGGTTGGTTTCGCTGGTGGACAGAACCAAATTTATTGTGCAGGTCATGCAGGAAACAAGTCGTTGGTTTACAAGACTGCGGTGAAACCTGACGGAACATCATTAGACATTCCTACTGTTGCAGCCGAGTTGCCGATGGGTGAGATTGTGACTACAATCGATGCGTACCTCGGTTTCGTGGTTATTGGGTTAACGACAGGGTTGCGGTTCTGCTCGTCGGACAGCGACGGCAACCTTGTCGTTGGTCCACTGATTGAGACTGGTACATCTGTTAATGCTTTCGCTGCTATTGGGCAGTACGTGTACTTCGGTTGGACGAACTATGACACCACCTCTACAGGTATCGGTCGTTTGGACATTGGCACACAGATCGTTACTAACCAGCCTGCATACGCATCAGATTTGATGGTGACTGGTCAGGGTGCTGTTACTGACATTCATGAGTTTGATAACAAACCAGTGTTTACTGTTGCTGGTCTTGGCGCATACCGTCAACATTCAACTGATCTTGTTGCGTCGGGGACATTGGAATCAGGTATTTATCGTTGGGGTGTACCGGACACAAAGTTTATTCCAAAATGGGATTTGCGTACCGAACCGTTGTATGGGACTGTTGTTATTTCTGTGGCTTCTGATTCGGGAAGTTTTGGCAACGTTGGCACACAATCAACGGAGGCTTCTTTGGAGTCCACGTTTGATGGTTTTGAATCTAAAGTGTTTGAGGCTGAGGCTCGCTTGACTTTGACTCGTTCCGCTACGGATGCCACGAAGGGTCCTGCTGTTACCCGCTGGTTGGGTCGAGCCTATGCTGCACCGTTGCGTTCACAGATTTTTTCTGTGCCACTACTGTTGCATCACAAGTTGAATATCCGTGGGTTTGAGTATTCGGTGGATGTGGACGCAGAGTTGAGGTATCTGCGTGACCTTGTGGACAACCCTCGCGTGGTCAGTTACCAAGAGAACGCTGATACTTATTCGGTGATTGTGGAAGATGTCCGTTGGCAACCTGTGGACTCTGCGAACAACCATAACGCTTGGGACTGGAACGGAACCTGTACTGTCATTATGCGTTCGGTTAGATAGTGTAAGATAACCCCGTATGCCTGCTTTTACACGACGACAATACGCTGGTGCTGCTGCTGCGACAACGATCACGGCTGGTATCAACCCTAGTGACACAACTTGTTCTTTGGCTGCCACTACTGGTTGGCCGTCTACTGCTGGTGTTCCGTTTTATGTGGTGATTGATCCTGGTACTTCGGCTGAGGAGAAGTGCAGCGCGACTATTTCTGGTTCGACTCTTACCCTTACTAGGGCGCAGGATGATACGACTGCGACTAGCCATTCTTCTGGTGCGACGATTTATCCGGTGTTTACGGCGAATGATGCGGATGAGGCTAATGAGGTTGTAAGTAAGTTGACGACTAAGGGTGACTTGTTGGTTACTACTGGTTCGGCTTTGAATCGTTTGGCTGTTGGTACTAATGCTCATTTGTTGACTGCTGATTCGGCTGCGACTAATGGTGTGAAGTGGGCGTTGAGTCCTGAGACTGATCTTGTTACGACTAAGGGTGATTTGTTGGTGGCGACTGCTGCTGACACGTTGGCTCGTCAGGGTGTTGGGTCTAATGGTCAGGTGTTGGTCGCTGATAGTGGTGTGACGAATGGTGTTGCGTGGGTTGACCCGCAAACGAACCGTAATGTGATTATCAATGGTGCTATGCAGGTTGCACAACGAGGAACATCAACAGCAAGCATTACGACTACTGGTTATTACACGGCAGACAGAATCAGCACAACCGTTTCATCAATGGGAACATGGACTCAAAGTTTGGAAACAGATGCGCCTACAGGTTCAGGTTTGCGTAATTCGGTAAAGATGCTTTGCACTACTGCTGATGCGTCACCCGCTGCTGGCGACATTGTTTCAGTACATCAATACCTTGAAGGTCAAAATGTTCAACAGTTCTTAAAAGGAACATCCTCAGCAAAACAATTCAGTGTTTCGTTTTGGGTCAAATCAAATGTAACAGGAACTTACATTCTTGAATTGTTTGATTACAATAACACTCGTCAGGTATCTGCTTCATACACTGTTTCTGCTTCAGCAACATGGGAAAAGAAAACCATCACTTTCCCTGCAGATACAACTGGTGCTTTCACTAACAACAACGCTGCGGCTCTTGGATGCAACTTTTGGCTTGGTGCTGGAACAACTTACACATCAGGGACACTCAACACAACTTGGGCAGCGAATACGAACGCTAATCGTGTTGTCGGTCAAACCAACCTTGCTTCCGCTATCAACAACTATTGGCAGGTGACTGGCATCCAGTTGGAGGCTGGTGCTGTTGCTACACCATTTGAGTTTGAGCAGATTAGTGAAACGCTTGCTAAGTGCCAACGGTACTACTATCAAAATTCGCTTCACTATATGAATCTAAGTCCCGCTTTAGCAAATTCATATGCTGCACGAATTCTTTTTCCAACCACGATGAGAACCGATGCCACAGTTACTCATTACTCTGCCAGTGGTTTGGGTGGAACATCTGGACAAGCCACTTTTTACGAATCAACTGGTGGTGGTGCTGTGGAAGCAATAACTATTGAGGCTGCTGGTTCGGATGGTTTTCAAGCATTTCGCACTAGTTCAACTACAAGAACTCTTTTTACTGGTTCATACAAAGCATCGGCTGAATTATGAGTAAATATTTCATACAAAATACCAATTTTTTTGGCATTACAAACACGATAATTATTCGTACCGAAGATAATGCAAATATTCCGATTAATCCTGCCAACTCTGATTATGCAGAGTACCTAGCGTGGGTTGCTGAAGGTAACACGGCTACCGAATGGTCGCCTGAAGCCTGATGTGCCACACTCACGCTGGCTAATAACCATCCCCGCGATACTGTTCGCACTATTTGCCAAACCCGCCAAAGCTGATGTTCTCGGTGAATGGACATACAGCCAATCCTGCCCAACATCAGGTTCAATCGAAGTCGTAGACGACACCATCATCTTGCATGGCCCCGATCAAGGTGGCTGTTCTGGTGCTGCTCATTGGGTAAAAATTGAGACTACAATCCCCGCCGATGTGGACACAATAGATTTCACTTGGGCATATCAGACAACTGATGGTTGGGTATATGACCCACCTCAGTACGGCATCAACGGCGTATACACCTTGATTACACAACAGAACAATGCGACAGGCGAGTTGTCTGTACCCGTTCAAGAGGGTGATGTGTTCACGTTCCGTCAGTATTCGACTGACACCTGCTGTGCGCCAGGTCATCTAACTATCAGTAACCTGTCGTTATGGGCATCTATAACAACATCCACGACATCAACGACAACGACGACTACTACTTCTACTGTCCCCGTAACGACTGTCCCTGTCACCAACCCGACTACTACGACAGTTCAAGAAACAACTACAACAACATCAACAACGGTTCCTCAGACCACAACTTCTGTGGCGAACTCAACTAGTACTTCTTCTTCAAACCCTCCAACAACAACAACGCAAGCCCCGACAACAACAACAACGTCAACGACAGTCCCACCAACCACAACAACTTCAACATCTACAACCTCGGTTCCTCAGACGACTACGACCAGCACTACCACAACTTCCACCACCACCACAACCGTTCCTCAAACAACAACTACCAGTACTTCCGTACCCCAAACAACAACAACAGAATCAACGACGACCACGACAGAACCACCAGAAGTTCCAACACCTGTTACACAGCCTCAAATATCTGAGCCAGAACCCGTTGATACTTCCGTTCCTGTAGAGCCTGAACCAGACGAGACAGACACCACAGAGATACCAGTAGAGGAAGCCACGCCAGAAACGACGCTTCCCGAAGAAACAACCACGACAGATGAAACATACCCCGACACTACAGAAGAACCAGTCGTAGACACAACCCTGCCAGAAGTAGACACAACCCTGCCAGAAACCCCTGAGACACCCCTAGAAGCCCCTTTAAGCGACGAGGAAGTGGATTCGCTAATAGCAGAGGCAGAAACCACAGAAGCCCTTGTAGAAGCCCTAGCCGAACTCAGCCCAGAACAAGTAGAACAAGTCTTGGAAACCCTGCTTGCTGAAGAACCAACCGAAGAACAGGCAACCGCTCTCGCGTCCAGCCCCGAAGTCCTAGCCGTCATCAGCACCGAGCAAGCACAACAAATCTTTGAAGTCCTAGACGTGGGCGCACTCACCGACGCACAAACCGAAGAACTGATCGCAGCAATCGAATCCGCACCCACCGAAATCCGTGAAGAATTTGAGGACACCATTGACATTTTCGGTGAAGGCTTAGACGACTACACCCCCACCGGCTCAAACATCCCAGTCGGAGAACGACGAACCCTCATCGCAGTCACAGCGGGGATAACTCTCGCAGCAGCAGGTACTAGAATTAGACGCTAATGAGAAAACTCTTGGATTACCTAGCAGACAACGCATGGACATGGGCTGGAACAGGCATGGTCCTCATCACCCTCTCAGGCCCAACACTCCGACAGGCAACCCTTATCACCGGAATAGTCGTTTTGGTACACTCGTCACTAACCCTCTCCAAGAAAGACTGAACATGGCAAAGCTTCAAAACATCATCTTCCGCATCTTCGCACTATTCGGATCAAGCGCATTGGCTGCTGTTGCTGGTGGTGCTTTGATCGGTGTAGACCTATGGAAATCAGCAGCACTTGCTGGCATCATGGCTTGCGCCCAAGTGATCGAGAAGTTGTTGCGTTTCAGCGTTGACGGCTCACTCACCAAAGAAGAAATCGAACTCGCGTTCACAGGTGCAGTCAAGCCTAAGCCTGAAGTCGCAGAGTAATGCCAAAACCCAACTGGCCTGTAAGACCGATCCGTTGGTGTGAACATCTTAAAGGCAAGAAACCTTCTGAGATTACACCAGCTATGGTCGCCCCCATCAC